ATACCAAGTATAAGGATCTTCAGAACTGACCGCAATCAATCTATTTTTGTATTGAGTTAGTAAACTAGTAGCCGGTGCCGAAGCATTTTCAAGGACGCCCCCAGTGGTGTAAAGCTGCTCATTGCCTAAAAGCTCTGTATCAGCAAGCCCATCAATATAAACAACATAGTCCACTGTTTTATCATTTAAAATAGGCGAGCTAAATGATCCAATGCGATAGAAAAGAGATTCATTTACTAAGGTTCTATAGATTGCAATTGTAACCGGAATAGATCCTGATTTGTTAGTCACCCTTAATGTGGGCACAGTGACCTGAGCTGAAAATGAAGCTGAGCTAAAAAACCAATTTTTGATTGTGCCGGATGTGGCTCCAGATGCTTGTTGATCAACCGTTATTTGATTCCCATTTACTTCTTTAATTGTCACCAGACCAGTAAACACTCCAAATTTATCGTAATACTGCTCGCCGGCCACTGGCGGCTCTTGTTGCAAATATCTTGATGTTTGAGCCAAAATGTTTGAGTGAATTGTAATATCAAAATAAACATTAAGTCCTACAATGTTAATGACCGTGCCCGTACCAAAACCAAAATAAAACTGATCGCCTAACTGAATGCCTGAAATGTATGGGATAGAATATCCTGACACCGTTACATAATTAGTCAAGTCATGATATTGAAACAATACGTTATGCCCATATCCTAAACAGGCGTTTGTATAGCTAAACGATGGGGCTGTGTTAAGCGTTATGCTGTTACCATTAATTGCTGTAATTAGCGCTCCAATTTGAGTAGAAGTGCTTTGTTCATACCATGTAACCTTTGCGCCTAATCTTAAATTTGGGCTTGGCCTTGTTAAAACAATTACATTTGATCCTGCCGTTAAATTTGCAAATATTTGAGAATCCGGCACTTGAGATAGCGTAATTACATTAGATCCTCTGGTTGATGAGTATTCAAAAGCTTTGCCGGGAATGCATATAAAATTTGTACCTGGCGGCAAGTTACCGGCGTCTTCATTTATTGTTAAATTTAATTTCGACACAAAAAAAGCATTAGCCGTAATTGATCCACCGGTTAAAATAGTTCCAAGGCTAACGGCATTCCAGTCACCACTTCCGCCATAGTATGCAGAATTGTAAATTGATGTGCCGCCTGCTCCGCCAGTTAAATAAATATCTGTTGCGCTTGTATTAACCGTTACTGGCACCGATGGAGCGGACACATGCACTTGGCCTTGTGAATCCATCCATTCATAGGTGGCGCAATATTGATAAGATCCAACACTCAAGCTTCCGCTATTGTATTTATAAACCGCCGCTACGTCTTCGGGATAGATATAAAAGTTTTGCTCGGCTACAGATTGTCCATCGTATAAAGACAAAGATCCGCCCGAAATGTTTAAACCATTGCCTAATGCTTGTGATGTTAATGCTGTTTGAAATGTCAGCAATCCACTGTTAACACCAGTCTGTGTATAAACATTGCCGTTAATTGACTCAACCAAGTCTTTTAGCAAATAAGCAAACTCAAATGCATTAGATCCATTTTGATTAATTTCTCTTAGGCATCCTTTGAGTGATAACGTGCCGCCGTTGCCTGGAGCAATTTTAGCCACTACTTTTGCATCGGCATTGAATACGAAATAAGTGGATTGTAATACCGAATCATGTACGAGGCCTAGGTAATGAGATCCGCCATAAGCAAAGGGTTTAGACCATAAGCCAACAGAGCGATTGAAGTCAGAGGGTGATCCAGCAACACTTGCGGCCACGGTATTCTTTCTGACATAATGATCTGAGGCATTTTCGGATGAAATTTCATAATAAAATGTGAAGTTATTGGCAGAAGTTTCAATTGCTGTAATGTTTACGGCGCTTGCAATAGTTTCAATTGTAATTGGTGATCCAAAAGTCGTGACCGCTGCATCAAGTGAGGCGCAATAAACACCGCTTGAGGTGATATACCCAACAAAAATATGCCCATAAGATCCATAGACCATGGCGGTGCGAATAGCGGTAGCAGATAAAGATATTGGCCCGGTGATTGCCCCACCTGAAGCCACTTTTGCGGCATAAAGATTAGCGCCACACCCAACAGAGTAATAAATGCTAGTGCCGTTTGCCGTAGCATCGTAGCAAGCAATAGCTGTGGCATTGCTGAACAAGGTGAGATCAATCGGAATGCCTGTAGGATTGGCTGAATCTATAATCTTGGCATTTAGGTAGTTGGTTGAGCCAGCAAGCACATAAAGAATTGCAAAGCCGCTACCGAGTGCGACTACTTTAGGCACCGAGGCCCCTGCAATCGTGACATTTGAAACGATTAATTGTTGAGTAACATTGTCAAAGATTGAGTAATGTACTCCGCCTTGGCTGTCTTCCCACGCATAACAGCTTAGGCCATTAAGAATACAGCTATCTGGGCTAGTTTGCTGATAAGAATTCTTAATGATTGATTCTGCGGTTACATCGACCGCAATCTTGGCGCCTTTGGAAATCAGGTTATCAAATTGCTGACCATAGCTGTAAACCGATTGACCATCCATCACCACAAGCTCATCTTTAAACCCTGCAATAGCATTTCCCACACTTGGATGGCTTGATGCTGCTAGCTCTGTAGACCCTGCACGCTTTGTTAGGCGGTTAGTGGATTGAAATGTGGCATTTTCAAGCTCGGTGAGCTTTCCGGGCAAAACTTGTTTAGGATCGGTTTTGGTGTCTACACCCTGACCCATTTGAAGCACAAAATTTTGCCTAGCTAAAGCCATCGTAACCTCAGAAAACGTAAATATCGACGCTAACTGCCGCCGATGAGTTTAAAATCAAAGTCTGTGAGGGTGAGCTATTGCTATCCTGCTTATCGTAAATGCTCGCCGCTCCTCTTTGTCTCACTATAAACCATCCTGTAAGGGTTTTTCCAAGCTTATGATTGATAGTATTATCTCCAGCCTTGAGCGTCTGAGAAGTCAATATAGAACCGCTAGTGAGCGCATTGCTAGATAGCTGATTAACGGCCTTAGCCGTATTGTCTTGAATACGGTTAGTCACCTCATCCTGCACATTTAGCTTTTTAAACGTAGCCATTAAAAGCTGCCAGAGCCGTTGCCTGAACCTGAGCCAGTAGGCCACCAGAAATCAGTGTATTGAGAGTCGGCCACGGTAGACGGATTAGCCGCATCACGGTTTTCAGCAGCATTTTTAATCCGTTGAATCATGGCCTCTTTTTGAGTCATAAGCACAGATACATCACTCTCTTCCTTTTGAAGCATCTTGATGGCCGCATCAATAATAATATATTCCGTCCACCCACTAATGCCATCGCAAGTATCGGTATCGGTATTAAGCGTGGTCAATCTTGGCACATACCATAGCTGAATAGTCTGCCCTTGGCCTGGAATTGGAGTCAGCCAAAGATTGTTAGCATTAAGGCGATAGCGAAGGTTAGTGACGCCATAAAAAGACTGAAAGTTAGGTACTGCATAACGGTTACGATCTGCAAAATTGAAAGGGCGGATCGTGACATAACTATCTAACGTATTAGATAATGCCAGATCCACCCCAAGCAATTTATAGAAGTCTGAAGGCAAAGGATAAAACAAGCTTTGCCCGTCAGTGACGAATTGATATGGCGGAGCTACAAAGTAATTGTCACCATATTTTTGAATGAGCAAGTCATAAAGCTCAAAGTAAGATTGATTAACGTATGAGTTCAATTCTGAATCACTCACAAATTGAGAATTAACCATATCGGCTCGCTGCCGTGATGCCGTTCTTAATTGCAAGAGAGTCATTGTTGTACTCATAGAATCTTACTCCTCGTGCTCGCCCATCATTTCTTCATCTTTTTCTTCATCAAGCTCTTCAATCTCTGACCAAAAAGCTTTAAGAGCATCCACCACACCCATAGCGGATTTAGATTCTATGGCATGCATAAGCTCTGAAGCAATAACCTTCAGCGCCTCATCATGCTCATTCATGGAATGCTCTTCTTTTACTTCTTGATCAGGGCCATGCATTTTTGAAAGAATGACTCCGATTGCTTTTTTCTTTTGTGGGATAATCATATCCACCCCTTATTGTGCAGAAGAGTTGCCAAGCTGGATAGCAAGGTAAAGCTGTTCACCAGAAGCAGGATTGGTAGCAACACCGCCTACATGGAATTGAACATCAATATAGCAATCACCCACAATATTGTGGTGAAGGCTAGTGATATACATTTCAGGTGCAGCCGGTGCGCCAGAGCTAACGAATACTGGCACAGCATTGAAAAACTTGTAGTACACATCAAGAGATTGTGCAGAAGTTCCGAATACGATGCGATATTTACCGGTAGCGGTTTTGCTCATAGATACGATGCCCTTGCTGTTTACAGCATCAAGAGTTACCGCACCAGAAGCGCCGAAAGTAGCATGAGCAAACAAGCTCACTACTTCTTTTTCGAGAGTCTTATCAAATTGGTTAAAAAAACGATTTGCCATTGTCGATTCCTTTTTTGACCAGGTTCCTAGCCTGGAGGTTGGTTATATAAAATCAAGAGCGAGCCCCCCCGTCTTGAAGTCAGGGAGTGAGACCAATAGCCCCACTCCCCCACTTTATTCACAATTAAGCAGACAAGCTAACAACAGCGTTCCAGCCTGGAGCGTTGGTGCGGATTGCATAGTATGCACCCACACGAACTTCACCGGCGTCAGCATTGCTAACACGGAGCATTTCCAATCCATCGCCGTAACGAAGAATTTGTGGAACTTCTCCAAGACCTTCGAGGGCCCAGGTGTCCATTTGAAGGAGGTAGCCTGTAAGGGCCTGTACGTTGCGATCAGGGAAAACCTTGATCATGCTGTTTGCACCATTGATCATAATACCACGAAAAGCGATATCAGCCGGGCCCTTAAGTTCTGTATAGGTAACCTTACTGCCCAACGCTTTTTCAAGCGCAGCGTATGAAGCGAAGTTAGTGATAAGCACGTTAGGCTTTCCACCTTCTCGAGCAAGCAAGCTAGAAGCGTCGATGATGCTTTCCTCTATAGATTGAGCGCTACCATCATACCGGACGCCCCCGAGCCTCGTAGGATCCACAGATCTGTCGACGCCAAAAAAGTTATCGCCAGCAGTAGGAGCCACTTTTGGCAACCATGCAGCGAGGCCTTTTGGCTTGAGGTTCAAGTCACCTTGAATAACAAGGTAAGCACCAGCGGCCCAGGTAACAGAAGGAGAAGCTGCGCTAGAAAGAGTGATAACTCCGCTAGAGCGGTTAACTTTAGTTACAAGAAGAACATCGCTAGAAGCTGCGCCGCCATCGGTAGCACAAGCAACGAGGTACATGTTCACTTCAAACTGAACGATATCGTTAGCATTGCCAAGAGCAACGGTAGAGATATATGGGCCAGATCCAGAAGTGCTGATAGAAGCAATTTGTCCGATAGAGCCAGTGCCGCTACGGAACAAAGAGCTTGCTACAGAGTTAGTGATAGAGCGAATAGCGCCATCAATGACCAATTTCGCTCCTTCAAGAAAAGCCATTTTGTCAGTCTTAGAAGCAAGCATGGTTTGGTTGTCGATAGTAGCAATAGAATAATCGCTAGAGCGAGTCAGAAGGAAAGATTCGATCTGAACTGCTGATTGGTTGCCTTGAGCATTGCTGAAGGTAGAAGAACGGCCCTGAGAAGCGCCGGTGATGATTGGAATTGGCTTATACTTACCACCGAAGTCAGTGTTCTTCTTGATCATAGCCAAGAAAGGGTTATCAGCATAAACGAGGTTTTCTACTACTTGTCCATCATACAGCTCCTTAAGAGCCGCATTCATGGACGACAGGTCTAAATATTGAGACATTTGGTTATCCTTTGAATAAAGTTAATGATTTTTTGGCAGTAACTCGCCTGATTGACTTTACTTATAGCCCATTCGCATTAAAGGGCATTCATTAGGATAACCGCTAGATGCTTTGGTCAGCATCGACCCATCACATTATATGTACTTCACTTATAAGCACTTAAATTGCTCGGGCTTGGCCTACCGTGGCCGCTACCCGAGCGTGGCTAAGTGTCTTATTTAAAAAATGTCATGCACCCGACAACTTTGCAAGGGCTCTTTGGATACGCTCTGCTTCTGTTCTAGGGCTTAGATAGCTAGGAGCCGCACTAGAGGCCGTAACCTGGTTGTTTAACGTAGGTGACGGGCCTCTAGCTTGTGGTTGCGGTTGCTCTTCTTTTTTGGGAGCAAGCTTTGATTGAAACTTCTTAGTTTTTTGAAGCGTAGTGTCGATTTGATCTTCTAAATATGACTCTACAAGCTCTGATGCCTTATCAATGCTCATAATCTTGCCGGTAGTATTGAAATATTCTTCGATTGTATCAAACACTAGGCCATTAGCATCATGAAGGTTAATAAGCTCATATTTCTCGTTATTGGTAGAAATATGCTCATCCACTTTAGTTTTAAATGTATTGATAGTTTCCTCGTACTGGCGCTGCTGGGCTTCAATTTCCATGCGCTGACGCTGAACTTCACGCTCTTCTTGCTCTTGGCGGAATCTTTGAAGCTCGCTTTTAACGCTATTAATTTCCTGATCAGCCGTTGGCTTTTCGCCATTCAATACATAATTCACCACATCGTCATATTTGATGCCGAAAGCTTCTAATGCTTTGAGTGGATTTTGCTTTGCTTCAGACTTGTATCTATTAAACTGATCAATTTCCTGTCTTGCTCGCTCAATATCCGCACGCTCAGCTTTAAGTTTAGCTTGTGCTTGCTGAGCGGCTTTAGCTTTCTTGGCAAGCGCTGCAAACTTGGGTGCAAGGGCTGGCTCTTTCTCTACCGTTTCAGCCTTAACTTCCGGCTGTGCTGGCGCTTGTGCTACCTCACCCACTGGATTTTCATGAGTTGGAATGTTTAAAGTCACTTCATTTGTCATAGGCCTCGCTCCTTTTTCTTAAGTTGTTTCTTAAACTCTTTTGCGTCTTTTTGGATCTGCTTTTTAATAATGTCGTTATAGTGACGACACATAAAAAGATAACCGTGATAGGTATTACAAACATCGCAGCGCCGAAGACTGCCATAGCTCTCACCATGCTTCGCTGAACCTTGCTCCATTTAGCCTTGCGCTCCAGGTACATTAGGAATTAACTCACTTTGTGGTGTTGGCATTGGATTGGCTTGAGGCGCTCCAGCCATAGGAGGCGCTGGAGGCATAGCCTTTTGCATAAGCACTTGAACCTGATCATTAAAGGTGCGGAGAAGTTCTAGCTTATCCTCTTCAAGCCCCTGCATTTTTCCACGAGTATAATATTCAAGCGATAACTCTTGAGCGAGCTTAAGATCATCAAATGGATCTGGTGGGGTAAACTCACCATCATCAATAATTTTTTCAAGAATCTCATGCAGATAATCTTCTTGGCTATTTGCCAAGTCTTCAATCTGATCCAAGTCAGGGAAGTCTAGCAAGCGGCGTCCTGAACGTGGGCTAATGATACCGGCTTGCATATATTCCTGAATTGTCTGCAAACGTCCTTCAGGATCATTAGGCAAAGACGATACAGGAAACATCTGCATTACATAATCATCGTCTTCTAGGCTGATATCTTTCCAGTCGATAGTTTCGATAAACTTCTTGCCCGGTACTTTTACTGGATATTTACCCTCACGCTCAAATATATCTTTAGCCACTGAAATAGAAATCTTTGCTAGATCAAGGAATAGCTTTTCATAAGCCTTTCCCACCGTATTGAATCTATCGGACTCAATATCGTTATACTCACGAAGAGCACGACCGCTATTGAGCCCTGCTGGCTTCAAGCTAGATGCGGATAGCTGGGACACACCGACTTGCTCATAAGCCAAAGTTTTAAGTCTTTCAAACTGTTGATAAAGCTCTACGGGTACGATTGGAGGCACCACATACTCGGGCTTAGTGCCGTTGTAATGGATGATCGAGCCAATATCGTTATTAATCTTTTCGGTCACAATTGAGCTACCATTTTCGATCAATACTTTGAATGAACCGGCAAGATGCATTGAGCGTTGAATAATCCAAAGGATCTTATTAATCTCGAGCTGAATGTTTTGAAGTTGTTCAGCA